TGAGCAATCAGCGTAGGTTCAAGCTACTCAAGCAGGAGGATGCAGGCGGCGGCGGTGCCGGCTCATCTGTCTTTACGCTGGACGCCACTGATCGAATTTACTCAAGCAACGCAGCCACTCCCGGCAGCGATCGTACGCTGTTTATTGGCGAGGATGCGGGGCTGAACAACAACAACACCGACGTCATTGCCATCGGCAACAAAGCACTCGATGCGGGTAACGATCCGTTCGGTACGATCGCCATAGGCACAGACGCCCTAGGTGCATACGTCAACGGACCGACCAATACGTTCGTGTCTTTTGCGCCCATAGCCATCGGCTACAAAGCCGCCGCGGCCGTGGCGTCAATGTACAACTCTGGCAGCAACCAGGCTAATGGTGATGGCGCGGATTCTATCATCATAGGAACTCGCGCACTAGAGCTGTACGAGGGTTCCACCTTCTTCCGCACCTCCGTTCTCATCGGTGGTCGCGCTGGGGGGAGAATAACGGGAACCTCCGCGATGCAGGGGAACGTGTTTGTCGGCACCAAGGCCGGCTATAACTACAGCTCAACCCCTCCCAACAACTGCACTTTTGTTGGCTATGTGGCCGGAGGCAATGAAGCAACCGCTACTACGCTCGGAGGCAACGCCAACACCGCGATCGGCTCGTTTGCTGGCGCCTCGCTCCAAAACTGTAGCGACAACACGCTGGTAGGCAATCAAGCCGGCGAGAGTATTGCGTCCGGGGACCGTAACGTGTGCATCGGTAGGTCTGCCGGGGAAAACATTGCGTCTGGGCAGTACAACATAGTCATCGGCGCCTTGTCCGGGTTTAATATTGACAGCGAGGAAGGGCATATCCTCCTAGGATATGACTGCGAAGTTGACAACCTGACCGACTACGAGATTGTCATTGGCGCTTACACCACCGGCAGCGGCGACTACAGCACGATAATCGGCTACAACCCTCAGCCGGCCTCTGGACTCGACCACTCGATCATTCTCGGTAACGACATTGATCGGTTTTCAGGATCGCTGACGAATACGAATGAACAGTACGTATTCCTTATCAGCAACTACCAAGAGGGCTTGTACTCGACGCCCTTCTTGCACGGCGACCTTTCTCGCGGCTGCATGACGCTCGGCTGGCTCCAAGACGGGGCCACAAGCGAGATGCTCGGCACGTTCGATTGGGGTGAAGCAGCCCTGTCTGTGGATACGTTCAATGTGTTCAAGATCATGGCCTCCGAGCAGGGGCCGCAGAGCGCCAAGCCGATAGACGGTTGCCACATTTGGGTCGATAACAACGAGGACAACACCGTCAAGGTGACGTCCGATCTGCCGCTCCCCGCCTCAACAGCACGGGAGTATTACCTGGCTCCCATTAGTGTGTGGGACGCCGAAAACGAAAGCGGCGACGACGACATCGACCTGACCAACGTCGCGGCCATGTCGTACAAAGCCAGCGGCACCGGTGTCGCTAACGCCCTGACCTTTGTGCAGGACGACGAGCAGCCCCTCGGGTCGCGGGGCTACATCGCCAACGAGGACACGACCGCCATTACCCTGACTCAGGGCACCGGGGTCACGATCAAGGATTGGACAGCAGCGTCCGGGGGCGCACCCAGCACCGGCAACGTAACCGTCTCGCAGGGCGAAATCTACGAATGGTACAAGCGCAGCGAGACAGAATACTGGGTGTGGAGAGTGAACAGCTAGGAGGTAGCATGAGCACACTGACTGAACGAGAGCTCCGGGTACTGGCCGAAATGGCATCCCGAGCACATTGCACCGGGGCGGAAGCCGAAGAAGTCGGCCCCCTTCTGACGAAAGTGAGGAACCTGCTGAATGGCAACGACGAAGGAACTCCTGAACAAGGTCAAAATCGGACTTCGCGAGACGAAGATTCCTGATTCTCAGACCTCTGTTACAGATTCGTACGAGCTGCTGCTCCTCCAGTTCCTCAACCTCGCCAAGGAAGAAGTTGAGGAGGCTTGGGATTGGGAGGAACTGCGCACGACCGTCACGCTGACGCTGACGGCAGGCACGGAGACGTACGAGCTCATTAGCACCGGGGCCTCTGACATCACTGTTCCTAACACTGCGCGCCTGCTGTACGAGAAGGACGAGTACGGGCGCTTCTCTCAGGTTTTCGATGTCACGGACGACACCGAGGACCGGCTGACCGTCAAGGAATGGGAGGACCTAGAGAGCCTCTCACTCACCGACGATGACGAGCAGGAAGAGCCGTTCTACATTGCCTTCCGCAGGGACAGCACCAACGGCAATATCGTGGCTCGCGTGTGGCCTGTGCCGGAAAAGACGCGGACTCTGAAAATCCGCTTCGTGATCCCGCAGGCTGAGCTGGCTGACGATGACCTCTCGACCGTGCTGAGTGTGGATGACCGTGCCGTGTGGACCAAGGCACTGCTGTACGCGATGGAGGAGCGGGGTGAAGAGCTGGGCCGTCCGTACGAGCGAGCTTCCATGAACGCCGATCACGCGCTGACCAGCGCCATTGCGCGCCAGCAGGACGACGAGGACGTGACAGGGTATCCGGTCTGATGGCAGGAATTGCACCGCTTCCACTGGTAGCTCCAGGCTCTTTGGGGCTGAACACCGAGGACGCTCTGACGCTGCTTGACCCGCGCTACGCCACAGAGGCGTTCAACGCGGTCATCGGCGCAGACGGTCGCCTCGGTGCGCGCGCCGGCTGGGTAGACAAGACGACTGGCCCTATCTCGGGCGGTGACGCCATCGACGTGCTGCACGAGTACGTAAACGAGTCAGGGACGACTCGCGTGCTTGCTGCGGCCAACAACAAGATATACTTCACCAGCCTCTCGACGTTTGACTTCACGAACGTGAGCATCGACATCACTCCCGCAACTACACCTACAGGCGATGACTGGAATTTTCAAAACTTCAATGGCAGCGTTCTCGGATTTCAGGACGGCCACACTCCGATCATTTACTCAGGGTCCAGCGACTTCGCCGACATCAGCGCAGGCTCGGGAACCCTCCCGACCGGAGGAGCCGCACTCTGCGCGTTCGGACGAGTCTGGTGCGTAGACAATGACGGTCAGACGATCAAGTACTCGGCCCTGCTCGATGAAACCTTGTGGGACTCGACCGATGGGGCGGGGTCAATTGATATGTCCAGCGTGTGGACAGACGGAACCGACGTCGTGGTTGCTATTGCAGCCTTCGGAGCGAACCTCGTTGTGTTCGGCAAGCGGCACATCATCCTGTGGACTGACGGAGCTGGCTCGGACATTGGCATAGACCCCGACAATATCTACGTCGTAGATACGATCGAGGGTACCGGCTGCATCGCGCGCGACAGCGTGCAGAAGATCGGCGAGGGTGACATGGCGTTCCTCTCGCCCAACGGCGTGCAGCTGCTCGGGCGAGTCATCAAGGACCGAGCCAACCCGATGGCCACCATCAGCAAGAAGATTCGCGATCGACTGTTGGAGTTCGTCAACGACGAGTCGGACCTGCTGAAAGTGCGCAGCGCGTACCACGAGAAGTCCGGCAGGTACATCCTGCTGCTCCCTGACGCGCGCCGACAGTTCGTGTTCCACATGAACCGGCTGTACACGGACGCCAATCAGGACCTTTTGGCTCCTGTCACCGAGTGGAGCATCGGGCCCTCCGCGCCGAAGAGCGTCTGCGTGCGGCTCGACAACTCGATCCTGTTCGGCTTTGATGGTCGTGTGGGCCAGTACGACGGCACGAAGGACAACGAGTCGTCCTACGAGTTCCTGTTCAAGTCCGGCTGGCTGAATCTCGGCCAGCAGGCGGAAGCCCGCTTGAAGATTCTCAAGCAGCTGAGGACTCTCCTGTCAGTGTCCGGCTCCCTCGACATTACGTACTCGTGGGGATACGACTTCGGCGGGCTGGCCTACGCCCGCACCCTGTCGCCAAACGTGGGTACCCCAGCCTACTACGGGCTCGGTGAGTACAACGTGAGTGAGTTTGGCGCGGTGGACACGCTGGTCAATCAGATTGTGTCGGGTGCCGGAGCTGGCCAGTACCTCCAGTTCGCCATCGAGGCGGAAATCAGCGAATCAGAGCTCAACGTGCAGCAGGCCACCCTGCTGCCCAAACTTGGACGGCTTGCATGAGCGACTACAGCATAACGACAGATTTCAGCGTGAAGGACAGCCTCGCCTCGGGCGATACGGACAAGCTGATCCTCGGGTCCGAGCTGGACACCGAGTTCAACGCCATCGCCACGGCCATAGCCTCCAAGCTGGACAAGACTGGCGGCGACAATGGCTCGTTCACGCCGACGCATACCGGCTTCTCGTCCGATCCCTCCGGTGACATCGAGTATTCTCTGAACGGGGGCGTGGTTACGCTCGTGTTCGAGTTCTCTGTGGGCACGTCGGACGGGACCGGCTGGACCATCACCAACCTGCCTGCATCGCTGCATCCTGCGGTACAGCAGATTCTACTGGTGCCGGCATGCATCGACAGCGGGTCCGATGTAGACGGATGTACTGTCCAGATCGCGACGGATGGCACTATCACGCTGGGCAAAGGCTTCCAGGGTGACGCATGGACTGGCTCCGGCTCCAAGGGCTTCGGTAGCGCAGACTACGCTGTCACCTACTCACTGAACGCAGAAGCATGAGCGACTACGCTGTAATCACAGACTTCTCGGCCAAGGAGAGTCTGCCCATCGGCAACCCGAAGCGCTACGTGATCGGGGCCGAGTGGGACGCAGAGTTCGAGGCCATCCAGAAGGCCCTTGCCAGCAAGGTGGACACGGAAGGCGTGACCAGTGGGAGCTTCACTCCTCTGTTCACTGGCTTCTCCACCGACCCCGCCAGCGCGGAGGTCGTGTACTCGCTGAACGGCAAGCAAGTCACGCTGGTGTTTAACTTCACCACGGGGACGTCTGACGCGGCGGGCTTCACGATCAGGAACCTGCCACAGGCTCTCTGGCCTGTCGAGACACAGAAATTCATCCTGCCGTCGTGTGTCGACAACGGCTCGGACGTAGATGGATGCTCAGTGCAGATAGCTCAGCCTATCAGCGGCGCTGCCATCATCTACTTTGGCAAGGGCTTCTCCAATACGGGAGGCGGCGGCTTCACGAGCTCTGGCTCGAAGGGGCTGTCCGCTGCGGGTTACTCAGTCACATACTCACTAAACGCATGACCATAACAGAAGTATCGCCCAAAGAGGCGGCGACAGTGATCGCACAGCACGAGGACCTCTGGCGTGCCATGGGAGGCACGGAGGATCAGAACGTAGAGTTCCCAGAGGGAGACGAATTCAAGTACCTCGAATGTAGGCAGGGCAACCTACTTATTGGGTATGTCATCCTACATCGGGTGGGAGAGCGCGTGTGGAAGGCGCACGCCGCATTCCTGCCGAAGCATTGGGGCAAGAAGGGACGTAGGCTGACCAAGAAGGCCGGTACCGAGGCGTTCAATTGGGCTTTTGCCAACACTGACGCCTCATTCTTGCTGGGCGAAGTGCCGCACGACTTCCCGCAAGTGCAGCACTATGCCATCCGTCTGGGCATGCGCCCGACGCTGCGGGACGACCATCAGATCACATTTCAAGTAGGGCGAGACGAATGGGCTTCATTAACGACGTACTAGGCCGCAACGACCGAAAGGACGCACGGCGGCTGGCCGCAGAAGGCCGGCTCCAGCCGTTCTCGTTCTTGGGTCCCGGAGGCATGAGCGCTAGCTTTGATGCAGAGACAGGCGCTACTGAGGTAGGTGCTGGCGACCTCGGGTTCCTCCGAAACCAGCTCTTCAACAGCGTGGCCGGGGGCCTCATGCAGGGCCAGCAGGGCCCGATGGGCAACCTCCCTGGCTGGCTACAGGGAGCCGCTGCCGGCGCAGGTACCGACCTTGCCCGCAATCAGGCTCTCGAGCAGGCTTTCGGCTTCGCTGGCGACCAGCAGATGGCCAGCGCTTTCGGCGGTGCAGCTACGAATGCCCTGAACATCGCCAATCAGGACCCGACGGCTATCGCTCAGGACCGGCTGAATCTCCTGCGCGAGCAGGCTCAGCCCTTCGAGCGCGAGCAGTTTCAGGACCTCACGCAGGGCTTGTTCAGTCGCGGCAGGCTAGGGGCCACCGGCGGCGCTAAGCAGACGGAGGCCTTCGCCCGTGGCCTTGGTCAGGCCGACCTCCAGCGCCAGATGAGCGCTTTCGATTTCGCGCGCCAGTACCAGCAGGACGCCACGAACCGAGCCCTCGGCTTCGGCGGCATGGAGCAGGATATTCTGACCGGTAGCCTCGGCAGGCAGCTGGGCATCAGCGGCGACGTACAGCAGCGTGCCCGCGATCGGTTCAACATCGCGAATCAGCTGTTCAACACCGGACAGGGTGCTCAGCAGAACCAGCTCGCCAACGCGCTCAGCGCGCTCGGCGGCATTCAGGGCATCGACAATACGGCCTTGCAGGGCTTCCAGGCAGCGCTCAACGCGGCCGTTGCTCGCAGCAACGCGGCGCTGGGCGGCAGCTCGAATCTCGCAAGCCTTGGCGCGAACCCGATCGTGAGCGGCAGCGACATTGCTGACTTCGCCGGATCGGCCCTCACGCAGATTTAATCGGAGACACCGAATGGTAACAGCAGACGAACTTGCTGGCGTACTGGTTGAGACGGAGGACACCGCTGACGCTCGGCGTCGAGCGGCGCTCCTAGCCGCCCAGAAGGAGGGCGGCGGCTTCGCCACGCTGGGCGCAGCCACCGGTCAGGGGATCAGGACTCTGTTCGACTTCGTGACCGGGCGGCGAGACGACATTCAGCGCAAGCGGGCTCAGAATGAGCAGGTAATGCAGAATTACCAGCAGCAGCTACAGGAGGACCTGAAAACGGGCGTGGACCCGGAACAGGCTCAGGTAGATGCACTGGTGAACGCCTCCATGGGCCTTGCAGCCATCGGAGAAACCGATCAGGCTCGCCAGCTCTCGCAGAAGGCTATCCAGATGCGTGCCGCCCTCAAGGAGAAGCAGCTCCAGAACCGCAAACTGCGCGCTGACATCCGCGCCACGGAGGCTCTTGCCGCAGAGCGCGAGCGCCCGCCTGAGCCCAAGGACGAGCTCACTCGGCTGCACCGCTACCGCGAACAGCTGATGCGCCTGCGCGACGCCAACCCGGAGCAGGCCGACGCCATTCGTCGCCAGCTCAATGAGGTCAACAGTCGCATCAACAAGATCACGACCACGACTGGTCTGACCGAGTGGGACGCGAAGCAGCTGGGCCTGTCGACCAAGACGCAGGGCACAGTAGAGGATGACATCCTCACCCTGTCTCGGGGCCTTGAGCGCATGAACAACGTGCGTACGCGAACGCAGCGCAAGTTCCTGACTATCCCCGGCCGCGTAGAGGCCGCGTACACGAAGGGAAAGGAGAAGCTCGGATTCGAGCTTACGAAGGATGAGCAGCGCTACCTCGACGAATATACCGACTGGCGTGCCACGACTCTGAACAACCTGAACCTGTACATCAAAGCCATCACTGGCGCGCAGATGTCGATTCAGGAGGCAGAGCGTATCATCGCTGCGCTGCCGAACCCGGATATGTCTCACACGGAGTTCATGGCTGCGCTGGATACCGTGGAGAGCGACTTGCAGGCATCCCTGCTGCGCTCGCAGGCTATTCTGGCCGCTGGACGGCAGGAGCTCTTGCAGACACTCAAGGACCCGGACGCTTCCGACTCGGAGAAGGCCACGGCCATGCTAACGATTCAGGACGAGTTTGGTGGCCTGAATGAGTACAAGAAGCCTGCGAACCAGCCCGAGAACATCGACCCCAAGGACTACAATTTCAGCGAGGGTGATCCCGCTACGTGGGACGCGAACAAGCGCGAGGCTTACAAGCGGTATCTCCTCGGAGAGCTATAATGGCAGGACGTATTGAAACGCCGGCCCAGCGTCAGATGGCGCTGGAAATGCTCCAGTCAGACGACTTGGATGACCAGCAGAAGGACCAGATACTCACGCAGATCGCTACGTACGATCAGCGCGCGGGGGTATTCGGCGACCGGCCGGCGGCTGAGCCTCAGCAGACGGGTCCGCGTATGCCCGGCCAGAATATGCCCCAGGTAGCCGCCCTGCTGGGTCAGGGCGCTCTCGGCAAGGCTGAGGGCGTGTTCAATTTTCTGGCCCAGCCCTTCCGCACCGAGCGGGAGGAAGAGGAGGCCCGCGTCAGGCGCGCCCAGAGGGCCGCTGAGGCCGAGCTGGCCGGCGAGAGGGCCGGCCTAAGCCCCGGCGTTGCTCGTGGCATCCGTCAGGCGGGTGAGATGGCCCCTGAGATTGCCGCTGGCGGCATTGCTGGGCTGGCTAGGACCAGAGTAGGCAGGGTCATCGGAGAGGCCGCTGTGGGCGCTGCGAGCGGCGCTGGACAGGATCAGGGCCTCATGCCCGTACTCACTGGCACGGCCTTCGGCGTGGGCGTAGGAGGCGCTATGGAGCTGCCGGGCGCCGGTAGGGACTTCATGCTGCGTCGGCTGCGCCAGTTTGACCGCAACGAGGCCCGCGTGGCCATGGACGCGGCCAACGAGTTTGGCATCCCCCTGAACCTCGCAGAGGCGTCTGAGGACTTCTTTCAGCTGCGCTCGACCCCGTTCGTGTCGCCGAATGCGCCGGCCAAGGCTCGGTTTCTCGCCAACAGGCAGGAGAACGCCATGGATGCGTGGGCTCGGGCCACTGCTGACCTCGATCCTCGCACTGTCAGCACGAGTGAGCTGGTCCGTACGGTCGGCGACGAGTTCGACAAGAGTGTAACAACTCTGGCCCAGACTGCCCGTAGCCGGTTCCAGGATTCTCTCAGGCAGGCCGCTGAGGCCGTAGGGGGCACGGTAGACGACACGGGCCGGATCGTAGATGCCGAGGCTACCATACGACTTCCCAACTTCCTAGACGCCCGTTTCGCACAGCTCCGCGAAGGAGCTGAGCTGCCGTTCTTCGGCCTGTCGGGCAGGCAGGTGGCCAACGAGTCGCAGGACATCACACGCTTCATTCAGGAGCAGGATGGTACCGTGACCATCGGCCAGTTGCAGGCTCTCATGGCCCGCCTCACGGACGAGGCATACGGCGGCGGGGACATGGTACAGCAGCAGCTCAATGCCTCCCAGCGCCGGCTGGCGAGGGAGCAGCTGCGTGCTCTGCGAGAGGACCTCGCTCAGGCCACAGGCCCGGAGGCGCGCATTCTGGAGGGCGCTCGGGAGCAGTTTGCACAGGACATGGCGAAAGTCGAGGCGCTGGAGAACAGCGCTGTGGCCCAGCTGTCGGCCAATGTGGGCGACCTGAACGCCAGCAACTTCACCGAGAAGTTCATGGCCATGCCGGCCGAGGAGCAGATCAACTTTCTCCGGTTTGCTGATCGGGCCAACCCGCAGTACGGGCAGATGGTCCGTGGCCGCATCTTCCAGCAGCTTGGCGAGAAGCACATGAAGGTGTCCAGCAGGGGCACTCCCGGCGCTGAACGCACAGTACTGGACTTGAATGGGCTGGGCAAGGAGTTCGAGGACATGACTGCGACCCAGCTGGCTACCCTCACGGGAGCACGCACGCCAGAGGCTCGCAGGATGCAGCAGGGCATCAAGACGCTGCGTAAGATCGCCAACGCGCCCGACAGCGCGACGACAGCATCGTTCAGCGAGCAGATGCAGCAGTACGCAATCAACGCCGGTAGCCGTGACCCCGGCTTCATCATGCGGTTGTTGGCCGGGGAGATTACCCCCAGCCTACTGGATCGTCTGCTCTACACCCCGAAGGGGCAGCAGGCACTCATGCGGATCGGAGAGATAGGCGTCAAGAAGGGTGCCTTTACAGGGGCGGCTGCGGCTCTCGCCAGCGAAGCGATCGCAGCAGACGAGGAACTGGCGCAGGCCCGCGCAGCGGCCAACCGCGAGCGGAGCTTGGAGCGCATAGGACAGTCAGGAGCGTTTTAACATGGAGGAACTTGGCCGCGCTATCGTCCAGAATTGGGACGTAGCGCTGATATTGGCGGGCGGCATTGTGACGCTGGCCCGGATGGAGCTGACAATGAAACAACTCAAAGTGCGTGTCTCTGACGTCGAACAAGAAGCGAGGGAGGTAGCTGTTGTTCGCGCGAATCAGGAGCGATTCCAGGAGGACGTGCGAGAGCTCAAGCAGGACATCAAGGAGATATTGCGCGAGCTGCGAGACGAGGCTCGCAACCGCAGTAGCCTCACATGAGCGTAGATGACCGTACAGTAAAGGCCCTCCTCCGCAGGGATGAGGGCTACGAGAGGTTCCCATACCACGATAGTAAAGGCATCTTGACTATCGGCATAGGCTGGAATCTCGAAGCCAACGGACTGCCCGATGACATCATCGAGGAGCTGTTCGACCGTGCCTACGAAAGCGCCAAGGCTGATGCGGCTACCCTGCCCGGATGGGACCGCTGCAATGGAGCACGCAAGGGCGTGCTCATCCAGATGGTCTATCAGATGGGGCTGGGCTCAGTGCGCGGGTTCAAGCGCATGCTGCGAGCCATCGAGCAAGAGCGATGGGCACAGGCAGCAGACGAAATGCTGGACAGCAAGTGGTACAAGGAGGATACGCCGCATCGGGCGATGAGGCTGGCGCAGATCATGGAACGAGGTAGGCTCTGATGGCTAGGAGTCCGGTAGACCAGTTCGGGTTCCGCGAGAGCCCGCACGATGAGCAGCGGTATGCCTACGACCAGTACATCCACGCGATGACTGTGATCCAAGAGAACCACCGTCTGATCCATGACGGATTCTTCTTCACGTCCTTCTTTGAGCAGCAGGATGTGGCCAACGGCGGCAACGCCGA